CCGTGCGCGCATCGCAGCAGAAGTGTTCTCCCACACCGAATCTGCGTCAGCACCCTCTTGAGCCGCTGCAACGGCAGCTTGACGAATGTCGTCAAAAGCCTTCTCTAGCTTGCTACCTGTCTCACTAGTGGTGTTAATCTCGCCGTTGACATCAATAAGGGCCGCGCCAAGGTCATCGAGAGAGTTGACGTTGTCAGCGTTGTATTCGGTGAATTCCCTGAACTTTTCATTGTACTTGTCGATTGCATCGTAACCGGGAAGTACGCCAAGCTCTTTCAGCGAATCAAGCAGGTCTTTGGCCGCGCTATCAGCGTCAGCGGTCGAATCTGCAAAGTTCTCAATGGCTTCCGCAAAGTTTCTGACTTGCCTACCGCCGCCTTCAAATTGGCGACGTATCTCCTTGATGGTGTCCACAACGTCTTGTGGCGCATCCTTTTTCGCGAGAACATCAAGTAGGTCGTTGAACTCTGCGGTAGTTCCCTCAATGCCCTTGATGGCTACGTCAGATTGAACACCAAGGTCTTCAAGAGCTGCCGAAATCGATTGTGTTGCTTCGGTTCCGGCCTGAAAAGCGTCTGTGACTTCATCACTGGCATTGGCCGCTGCAATGCTGTTGTTCTTCCAGTCTTCCAGGTTTTTATTCATCCGGTCGAAAAAGTCGTACACAGACTTGTTGTTGGCATCACGGTTGGCGCGAATACCAGAACCAAGATTGTGGAGGGAGTCCGCTAATTCGTTGGCGTCCTTGGCAGTTCCATCGAACCCGGTAACATCGGCCATCCAAGCGAAAGCTCTTACAGCCCAACCGCCCAAGTCACCCAAAGATTCAGTAACTTGAACGATTGCATTAGTGATGAAACTCATTGTGGACCAAATGATTTGGCCCGTTTGTAGAACCACCTTGCCAAATTGATACCAGAAACCAATTACCTTGTCTTCATTGGCAGCAAGCCAATCTTCAAGTTTACCAAGCTCATTCGTTAGACCCTTGATCCAGTTGCTAGAACCAGAGAAAATCGGTTTGATGAGCGCTTGACCGATACGACTAACTGCCGCATTAAGATTCGCTACCGACCCCGTAAAGCTATCCCCCATAACAAGAGCCGCGCCGCCAACGGCGCTTTCCATCGCGTTCAAAAAGCGCTGTGCGTCAACTTCACCCCGGTCAACCATCTTCTTAAGCTCGGCACCGGAAACGCCGTACTCTTTTTGCAAAGCTTCAAAGATCGGAATACCGGCATCGCCAAGCTCACGCAAATCACCAAGGAACGCAACGTTATTCGCTTGAATTGAGTTGAACTTAGAGCCCATGTCCTCAAGAGAACGTCCGGTAACAGCAGCGGTATCTGCGACCAAACGAAGGTAAGTCGTCAACGACTGACCGGGCTTTACTCCCGCCGCTGTTGCAGCAGCAGCTACGGTCGCGGCCTGATCTAGCCCGTATTGAGTCCCCTTCACAGAATCCAAGGCAGACTTCATAATTGCCGCAGTTTCAGCGGTAGTCTTGCCAAGCGCTTTCATCTTGTACGTTGCGGTGTCAAGGGAAACCGAACGCTCAAAACCCTTTTGGAACGTATAAGCAATACCAGTCACAGCAGCCGCTACTGCCGCTGTCGCAGCAGCGATTCCAGCTACAAGGGCGGCAGATAGCCCGGCGGCAAGAGCGCCACCAACAGCCTTAGCAGCGACCGCAGCCTTAGCTACACCTGCTGCTTTGAATCCAGTAGCGAATTGTGTTGCAGCCTTTGAACCTTCGACAGCAAGTTGGCTGCCCATTTGCGCGTTCTGTTGAGACAGAACCCGCGTCATGTCTGCAACAGATCGTCTAGCTTTGGCCGCTAGAGTTTCCTGCCGATGAATGTCGCGAAGAGAACTTGACGAATTACGCCGGGTAGCAGTAAGATTCGCCTCAAACATTGCCGAGATTTTAACGGCCTGCGCGTGCGCCTGCTGAATCTTCGTGAGCTGCGTAATCGCATTGCCTTGCAGCCCAATGTCTTTCGCTGACGCCTGCCACGTCTTCGCCGTCTTTGCCGACTGTTGCTCAAGCCGCTGCATTTCTGACAGAAGCTTGTCACCACCGGCAGATTCGTATTCGATGCGGACCTTACCGCTAGCCGAACCAAGATCGAACTGTCCTGACATTACCTACCCTCCGAACAAATTCGACCCGGAAGACGTTGGGCTGGAAACACTTCGGTAAACACCCTTCATGTCTAGGCCCAACAAACGGTTAAACATCTTGGCTCTTTCAGAGTTAATGAAAACCTCTGCGCCTCTTCGGTTTTTAAAGCTCTTTCGTATCTTTGCTTCTGCCTCTTGCATCTTCTGTTCGACAAGCGTTCCCCATAGATAGATGCCTCTATTCAGGTAAAACGCGGCCAATTGATCTGTGACACTGTATAACTCACTGGGAAGGACTTTCAGACCCTTGCACTGTATCCACACTTGCCACGCCATTAGGCGCTTCGCGAAAGGGTTTGATCTCCTCCAGCGGTCGATTCAGCTCACCGAAAATTGCCATCTTGTCCGTGAAATCGATTGCGCTGGCTTTGACTTCGTTCTCTGCGAACGGACGCAAAGAACCGTCTGCGCGACGAAGATACTCAATGCCGTTCTCCCGAACAATCGAAGTGCCAAGCACCACAACATCTTTCCCGCCGTTGTCAACAATGCCAGCGCCATCATCAATCACCTTGGGATTGACCACTGCAACCTCAAGTAGTCGATTGAGAAGCTGAATGAACTGCAAGCGTCGCTTCGGGTCTTTGAGTGCCTTCCAAAAGCTAGGCTGCTCAGTAGAATCCACCGGATTACCGGCTTGATCGAAACCGGCGGGAAGAAGAGCCTTCGTAAAAAAGTCCATGTCTTCAATCAAGCCAGCTTCGAGCAAATCCATTGTGCCCAAGCGTCTTACAAGCGCACGCTGGCCCGATGGACAAAGCACGACGAACTCAATTTTTTCGGGAGTTTTCCAACCATCGGTAATTGCAAATTGATTTGCAACCGCTTCTTCCACAACCTTTTTCAGCTCTTCGCCGTCAAGTTGCTTGGGTTCACCTTCCGAAACCGCCTGTGTCCCAACAGGTTCAGCTGTAATGGTGTCGGAAGGGTCTACGCCAGGATAGGACATTTACATTCCTTTCTCGGAATTCAAGGTTTAATTGCCTTACGCAGCAAGGGTTGTCGCGTCAACCGCATCGCTGGCGTAAGAGGTATCCGTGCCGATCTTGGTCTTGACGCGGAACTTATATGCCGTATTCGCAGTAAGGGCAGTAACGGCAAGGGTGTTCGTGGTCGGGTCAGTACCGGCACTAGTCCAAGTAGAGAACGGAGACACAGACTTTTCGACAACGTAACCTGTTGCGCCAGTTACGGGTTCCCAAATGAGCGTCAGAGACGTTGAACCGATGTTTCCGGCCATAACGTTCTTCGGCGGCAGAATCGGAAGCGCATCCGGCGTGGTAGACAGGAACGTCCTTGCCTCGCTGTGGATGATGTCGTAAAGCAGCTTCGTGCCGGGGATCGGAAGACCAATGCCGTCAGCACTGGTAATGAAGAACTGCCCGTCGCCAAATTGACCGCTGATGTCTCCGTTGCACTTTGCACGGTAAACAACGCCAGTCACATCACCGCCGGAATCCGAAATGACCTTGCCACGAACCTGGAAATAAGGTCGGGCATCGTCAGAACACTTGCGAAGAGTGATCTTTCGGTTTGGCGCAGCGCCGGTTTCGATGATCTGCCCGCCGGTGAAGATAGACCAGCATTGCAGAGCGATACCGCCAGACTCAAGGCTCCAATTGACTTGCGCGCCAGTCTCATGCTGTGCAACGAGGTCATCGTCACCACGAAGGTCTACGGACTCTGACGTGTCAGCGAACGAAAACGTTTGTGCGTGCGGCAAATCGTAGCCCTCGTCGGCAAGGATGGTTCCTTGCGCATCAAGGTACGGGTAAATCTTTACGTCGTTAAGACCGAACGGAAGCGCGGTCGGCATTGCAGCAGTCATGTTGTCTCACTTAACCTTTCGTCGAACCGGACCAATTCGGGTCACGGAATTTCTTTGTATGATCTAACTCGCCTGTATCGACGTTCAGTGTCGTGGTGAGAACCGCAATACCTATTTGCACCGGCTCTACCACGTTTACAGCTGTCAACTGCGCACTCATTCAACACTTTTCGCCTCTGTTCCAATTCGGGTCACGAAACTTCTTTGTGTGATCCAGTTCTCCCGTATCGACGTTAAAGTAGTGCAGGACAACAACTCCCGCCCCGCGAGCTGCACACCACTTGTTTTTACAGCGAATCTCTAAGAGCCGCTTGCCATTTGGGTACACCTTCAAAATTCCCTGTAACTGGGAATTGCATCGAAGCTGTACCTTTTCAGGCTCACTCATGGTGACAGTCATCTTTTGAATCTAGCTCTCCACCAAGCGGAATCGCCCATCGCGGCGCAAAAGGTATTGCAGCTCTTCATCAGTGAAAGCGCTACGAGGAATTCGCTTGTGGTTCAGGTAATTCCACTCAAAGTAGTTCGTGGAATCAACCTTCGCATCTTTCCACGCGGCGGTATCCATGATCCGAAGAGTGCCAACGCCAATGTACTCAACCCACGGCCCTTGGTTGTCACCGGGAACGGGAGGCGTGAGTTCCATTGGAGTATCAGCAATTTCAACTTCCACTTCCGGCGGCAATCCCATTCGCGGATCACCACCGGATTCCTTTGTGTTGTCTTCGCTTTCAAACAGGTCATTGAGATTCTTCGACATTTACTGGTCCCTTCTAGAC